CCCTGAGAGCCTTTTGCGTGATGGTGATTATAAATGACCGAAGCACCTGTTTCTCTCGCTATATGGTCCATCTCGTTGCAGAACTTCGCTATGTCTGATGCACTGTTCTCGTCGCCACCTTGTATTTTGTAGATAGGGTCCAAGATAATCGCTACATATTGCTCATTTCTGCACTTGCGAATGATCTGACCAGATATGTCATCCAATGGACACGCGAAACCTCTTAAATCCCAAATATCCAAGTTCTGTGGACACTTTGCGCCGCCAATTTGATCATAAATCTTACGGAAACGCTCAAACATCGATGCCTCTTGAACTTCAAAATTTAAGTACAAAACCTTGCCCTGCTTACACTTAAACTTATTCAGCCAGGGCCTACCTTCTGCGATATCTACTGCTAATTCTTGAGTGAGGCAAGTCTTACCTGATTTTGAGTCTCCAGTAATGATCATCTTGTTGCCGACTCTTAAGATTCCACCAATCAACTCACTGGCTAATTGCGGAGGATCAGATAGCATATCCTTGAAGGATTTAATCGGAGGTAAGGTATCGCCTATTCCGTTTAACTCATCAATCCAATCTTCCCAAGTAGCGACACCCAAGTTTGTAGCGAGCAACTTCTGAATATTCCCATTTCTCTCTGCTCCAGGAAGGCGCGACAATCGGCTGCAGTTCTTATTCTGTGTATCAACTATAAAGTTTCGCTTAGCAAGTTCATCATAGAGAAAAGCCACTCTCTGTGCGTATTCTCTTGAATCAACTGCCTGCACTTTGATGATAGCATGGATGCTCTTACCGCCAGATTCAACTAAACAAGCGATAGGAAGTTTAAGCGCAAGAAGTATCTTCTTCTGGTCCTCAATGCTTAATGAATCCGATTCTACAAGCGCATAGTCATATCTGATGATATTCTTATTGGCACTTCCTTCTCCGTCTGTTGGGTTAATTCGTATCCAAGCTCCTGCCTTTGGATTAATTGTTCCAAAAGCATTCTCCATAGATTGAGACTTCTTAAGAACCTTAACCAATCGAGAACAAGGGATATTATGGCCAGCGTTTTTAGGAATCCACTTGTCTGTTCCTTCCTTCTGCATAGATTCGTTGACAAAAGAAACATATTCATCAGGGTGGAAGAGAGTTTCTAAGTATTTAACAGCCATTTCCCAAGGCTCTAAATCATCAGATGAATGGTTTGATATAAGCTCGTCGTAGCTGTCTAATGGAGAATCCCAGTCCATAGCATTAGGATTGGACCATCCGTTCTCAATCGCCCTCTTGAAAACTGTAGCAATAGTTATTCCAGACGATCCAAAGGTATTCCATTTATCTCCACATTCTCCAAAGCGATATCTGCCAATATCCTTCCGCGACCAGTCTTCCCAGACGGAAGAGGGGCAGCCCTCAGCTTTAAGAGCCATTCCCACTTCAATCCATTCAGAATAGTTCAGACTTCTTGGGTCTATTGCTTCGAGAGCAGAGATGATCTTCTCTAACTCCCCCATACAATTAAATCTCGAATGGAAGGTCTGAATCAGTATCTTCAACCTTTGACTTCGCCACTGGAGAAAGATACTTGTTAACCTTAGCAGACTCCTTGTCGTTGTAAGCCTCGTGCTTAATGGACACTCTGCCTTCTGCGCCTACTACTTTGTTCCAAGGCATCTTCTTGAGAGCCTCGCCCTTCTTCTGCAAGCCTACGCACTGGAAGAACTGTGAGAGCTTCCAAGCCATAGACTCAGATATCACAAGATAGTCCTTAACAGTAGAATGCTGGCCCTGATCAGTGATGATATCGAGAGTGATCACTCCCATAGGTGAACCAGCCTTTGAGTAAGTTTTCTCAAGATTCACTACCGTGAACTCATACTCACCTACAGGGAGAATGGAATACTCCTTCTCCTCCACAAAATCCAATCCGCTGTCCCAATCCAAGTTAATGTCTGCACCAGTGTTTGCTCTTTCTGCGTCTGTCATTTTAAATAATCCTCCGTATATTTATTTTTTTATTGATAGGCTGATAAATCTATTAAATCAGGCATCCGCATCATCTGCCTTAATCTTTTTGGAGATAGAATCGAAGTTCTTAATCAATGCTTCAAGGTACTTCTCAGGTAGTGACTCATAGGTAACATCCTTCGGCAGTCTCTTATCGTTGGCCTTGAGGTATTTCATCAAAGCATCAATCTCGATCTTGCTTTCAGATATTTTTTGGGATAATTGGTTATACAAGTTCAAATTCTTATCCTTTTCAGCAGGTTCTTTCTCTGGCTTCGTGTTCTTGGTGTATTCGTCTGTGTCAGCATCCTTGGTATCATCAATGCAGAAAAGACCATTGAGGGCATATTTGCGAGCATATGACGATGCTGCGCCTGTGACCTGTGCGCCATCCATTCCCTTCTTTGATTCGTCTTCTCTTGCAAAAGCCACAGAAGATGAGACTACTTCGCCTGTATCTTTTCTGAGAGTTGCTGTTGCTTTGATATAGAATCTATCGCCTGCCATGACTACCTCATCAGAGATGTTCAAACTGCAAGAATACTTATAAAGCAAAGGCTTAACAGCTTCCAAGATGTCTTCACAACTTCTGTACTTGTATCTGCCGAAAGAGTTAAACTGTCCTTTAGGAGCCTTTAACTCATTCTGAATGAAAATAATCGCGTTACTCATTATTCCCTCCTTATTTAATTCTCAAAGACTCTGTCTGTTCCAAGTGGGCGATGCCGTTTAGGTCTTCGCCTGCCTTTATGTCTTCTGCGATCTGTTTTTTGTCTAACGTTGGTTCCTGTGGAATAAGATATTTTTCAGGGATGTTCTTCAAACACTGCTCATCCACTACTACCGATGCTGGATTGGCCTGAATGGCCACTGTGAACAAATCGCCCTTAATCTTCTTCTCTCCTGTTACTTCCATAGCAGCCTTCATAGCCTTCTTGGCTCTGTCGATGGTATTCTCCATCGTCTTTCGCTTATCCTTGAGTCTCTCTTCTTCTGCCTTAAGTCCAGCGATATCAGACTCCATGTTCTTAATCCACTTACAATAAGACTCAATCTTGATATGAAGTTCTTCCTGTGAATACTCCATAGCACCGATGAGCATTTCGTCGTCCAACTCCCCTGACTCCATCAATGCCCAAAGAGTCAGAACCTCTCCTGTCAATTCGTATATACTTGCCATTAATGTCTCCTCCTGTTAAAAATTTTTGTCATCATAAAATAACACCCAATTGAATTCCAACACGCGACCGATGATTATTGCATTTTTGACGTCGGGTTTAGCCGCGCCAATTTCGATGTTGGAAATCGCTTGACGCGTTATTCCGACCTCGTCCGCCAACTGTTGTTGGGACATGTTTTTTGCCTCTCGCTTTTCTTTCAAGTTGACCATCTTTTCACCTCCTTTCGTGCATATTCAAATACCATTTTGCAATTTTTGATTGCACATACACAATACACCAAATCAACCCCAAATGTCAACGACAAATTGCGCAAATAACAGGTAATTGCTAAATATTCCGTCAATTTACAATTTGTTCATATATATATCGATCATTGTAATTAATGATTCATCGGTCACGATCTGATCGATTGAGCAATTCAACGCATTGGCAAATGTCAACAACGTGGACAGTTTCGCACCGTTGATGTCGCGATAACCTTGTTCGTATGCCTGAATCATTCGTTTGTTTATCCCTGATTTCTCCGCCAAATCATGTTGGGACATCCCGCGCGATTCTCTAATATCTTTTAACATTTTGTTTCCTCCTCACGTACCTTGCTGCCAACCAATCGTGAGCAAAAACCTCACAGTCATATGTGAACCAACTCATAAATCACCGCCTATTCTGCTTTTTGAAATTTCAAATGCTTTGGTATCAATGTCTATGCCGATGAAACGCCTATGTGTATTTGCACACGCTATCCCTGTAGTGCCACTACCCATAAACATATCAAGCACTACATCTCCTTCGTTTGTTGAAAGCAGTATACAGGTTTCGGGTAACTCCAATGGAAATCCACTGTGTCCATATTTTGATTTTGTTTCTTTTCGACCAAAACCGCTGACACATTTCTTCCCACTGTTAAAGGGAATCTTCCACACGTTCCCTACGTTTTTGGTTTCAAAAATGTGTGGGTTTTTCTCGTATGCCTCGTTTTTGTGTAGGTCAATGTTAGCGGATGTGTGACGGAGCATAAATATATACTCACATTGATTTGTAAGCTGACGATTTGTGTTTGCGGGTTGTTGATTGTATCTGTACCAAATAACAGTATCGTGCAATTTGAACATTATTTTTCGAGTAGCAATTTCCATAATTTCAAATGCTCTTATCGTGATTTCACTGTCATTTATTACATTCAACCAAAACGTTCCGTTAGGTTTAAGAACGCGTTTACATTCTCTCAACCATTGTTCACACCAATCGAGGTACTGTTTATAAGAGTTAAAGTATGCTTCATACTCAAATCCTTTCCAATAAGGAGGAGATGTGACGATGCAATCCACACTCTCATCAGGTATATCACGCATGATTTTGAGGCAATCTCCTTGTCTTAAATCTATCATTCTACACCTCCTAATAATTCATCCTTATCCTGCATAGCTTTCTGTATTCGCTCGTTTGCTATGTCGCAGTAATGCTTGTCCAGCTCAAATCCAATACATCGCCTGTTACGCTCTAAACTACAATATGCGGTTGTTCCCACGCCTGAAAATATGTCTAATATCAAATCATCCTCTTGGGTGAATTTGTCAATTAACCAATAACAAACATCTGGGTGCATTACAGCTCGATGTATTTTTTTATAAGGATTGTTTGAGTAAACATTTGTTGTTACAGTGTTTTTCGTGTAAGTTGTATTGCTTTTTAGGCTCGTTTCGTTTTTAGAAAAAACCAATATATATTCATAGCGTTGGTTATGCTATGACCATTTGCAGGCATTGGATTTATTTTATTCCAAATGATGATGTCAACTAAATATTCACTGTACTCACCAATTAAATTAAAAACATCTGTTTTGTTGTAATAATTTTTCTGAATATTGAAAAATACATATCCCTCTGCAACTCTCATTGATTCATCAATACTCTTTTTCATAAAGTCAAGATAATTGTCTACATTGTCATTATAATTATTGTATTTGTCGTTTCTTTTTCGGTTATATGGTGGGGATGTAATCACATGAGCCACTGAATCATCTTCCATGTTTTGTAACCCGACAAAACAATCCTCGTTATAAATCCTGTTCAGTTCAATCATAGGTCAAATTCCTTCCTTATGGTATCCATGAGGTACTTGCTATCAATATTTGTAAGAAGGTTGAACCACTCTGACTGGAAGAACCGCTCACATTCTGCTATAGCAGATTCGCTGCCACGACCGTTCACTTTGCACCCTGAGAGTGCACTGCGATAGTCCTTGACTGCCTGTAAAATAATAGCGTTTGTTAAATTTTCAAGATCTTCGTTAGTCATAAGTCACCTCCTCAGGGTACTGTCACGAAATAATTTCCACCCTCGTAACAGTAGGGTGTGCCGTATGCGTAGTTGGAATTATTGAAATACATCAC